ATATTGTAAAATCCATACAGGAACTCAGGGTGCGCATAGAAAAATAAAAGAATAATAAAGAGTAATTTTAGGATGTCGTGTTCATCAAATGGTCGTTCGTATAGGAAATTATATGATACTATTCCAATACCAACTCCAACTCTTGAGCGAGTAGTAAATAACGGTAATACAGCAACACAGGGTGCATATTTTGACGGGGACTTAGAAGCGACTGGAAACGTGATAGGTGATGGGTCTCAACTCAGTAATCTACCAACCCCACCTGTAGTTACACTAGATACCGCGTGTACTAATAGTAATATAGCAACACGAGGCGCATATTTTGACGGGGACTTGGAAGCGACCGGATATATAAAAGGTGATGGATCTCTGCTTACGAATCTACCAATTGTAACAACAGTTACACTAGATACTGTGTGTACTAATGGTAACGTAGCAACACAGGGTGCATATTTTGATGGAGACTTAGAAGCGACCGGATATGTAAAAGGTGATGGATCTCAACTCATTAATCTACCAACTCCACCCATAGTTACACTAGATATCGCGTGTACTAATGGTAACGTAGCAACACGGGGTGCATATTTTGACGGGGACTTAGAAGCGACCGGTTATGTAAAAGGTGATGGATCTCAACTCATAAACTTACCAATTGTAACAACAGTTACACTAGATACTGTGTGTACTAATGGTAACGTAGCAACACGGGGTGCATATTTTGACGGGGACTTAGAAGCGACTGGGTTCGTGAAAGGTGATGGATCTCAACTCACAAACTTGCCAACTCCACCCACAGTTACATTAGATACCGCGTGTACTAATGGTAACACGGCAACACAGGGTGCATATTTTGATGGGGACCTAGAAGCGTCTGGATTCGTGAAAGGCAACGGATCTCAGCTTACGAATCTACCATCACCCACAATTACATTAGATACTGTGTGTACTAATGGTAACGTAGCAACGCGAGGTGCAAAATTCAATGGCGACTTAGAAGCGACTGGAAACGTGATAGGTGATGGATCTCTGCTTACGAATCTACCATCACCCACAATTACATTAGATACTGTGTGTACTAATGGTAACACGGCAACGCGAGGTGCAAAATTCAATGGCGACTTAGAAGCGACTGGATTCGTGAAAGGTAACGGATCTCTGCTTACGAATCTACCTATACCAAGTCTACAAGCTGTAACTTCAGTAAATTCTACTACATCCACTAAGGTTTCGTTTCAAAATTCGATCACGTCATTAGAAACAAGTGGAAATGTAATCGTATCAGGTGATGTCACTGCAACAAAATTTTATGGTAGTGGTAGCCAACTTACGTCAATTGTGAGTCAAACCGATCTAAATTCGAGCTCATCAAGAATAAGTACACTTGAAGCAAAACCCATAATCACAAATACATCTGGAATTACAACAAATTTTACAAAGGGTGATATATTATATGCGTCAGGAAACTCCACACTTTCAAAACTTGCCATAAGTACTACAGCTGGTAGGGTATTAACGGTAAGTTCGAGTGGAGTTCCTGAATGGAGTGCGGCACCGGGTGTATCCTCACTTGACACCCGCGTTTCGGATCTTGAAAATGACATCATGATTACATCAACAAGTGGAATCACTAGTTTAACGAAGGGTGATATATTATATGCATCTGGTACAAACACACTCACTCGTTTACCAAAGGGTAACGCGGGGCAATATTTAGCTATAAATAGCTCAGGCATACCACAGTGGGTGAATGGTACAGCGTCAACAACATTTATAACAGAATCATATCCGTTTCCGGATCATGCTAGAGTCGGTATACACAATACAGCTCCACAGCATTCTATATCATTCGGGACTAGTTATTTTGAATTCGTCCCTGGGGCGGGAGCTCAAGGGCAAGCACGCTCTAATCTTGTAATACAGGGAAATGTATTTGCTGATAAATATTACGGAGATGGATCTGGTATAACAAATATTGGTGGATCTGGAACATCTGACATAAGAATCAAATCTAATGTGTCTATAATAGTAAATTCTTTAGATACTATATCAAAACTCAACCCGGTCATATATGAAAAGAATGGGATAATAGAAAGTGGATTCATAGCACAAGATATATACTACGACGTCCCAGAGTTAAAACACGCTGTGATACCTGGTGAAGGTGCCACACCCAATGAAACTAAAAACGAACCATCATATGATGACTGGGGAGAAAATGTAGCTCAGCTTGATTATTATTGCATAATACCATACGCTGTTGGTGCAATTAAAGAACTCCAAGAAATGATCGAACAACTTGAAAAATAGGATACTCTTCCTTTTACCATTCATATTTAATATGATTGGTAAAATGAAATACATTTACTTTTTAACAGAATCCATAAAAGCGAGTGTGATAACACCCGCAATAAAGAATAAAACGACATAGTTTGTTTCCGTGTCTTCTCTCTTTGTTTCAAGATTCGACCCCCTAATCGGGGTACGCACTCGAGGAATGTGCACTGGTGGCTCTTCCTCGATGGGACAATACCCTATCATTTATACTATATCTACAAATTTATTTCTACCGACTTCTTCTTACGCCCTCGCTTACCTTTCGCCGTGGATACCTTCACCTCCTTCACATCACTATCATCCTCTTGCTCTTCTGGTGCATCGACAATATCGGAAATTGCATCGTCATCGTCTTCTGGGTCAATGTTTGGAATAGGTTCAGGGGCAGTTGTTGACATTGGTGGAACTGGGGGCATCATAATATTACCCATTAAACTCGAAATATCAACACCTGGACCCTTCATTTCGTACCTCCCTTCACTCGGAGGCTCGTTCACTGGAGTCTCTGTATTTCTGGGAGTCGTGTTTTTCACAGCATCGACCATGTTTTGCACAAGTCCTGGATTTTGTTTAAGAATATCATTCATATTAGGCATGACAGATTTAAACATACTATTGGTCAAGTGGAACATCATGGCAGAACCACCAAGCATCATTATGAGTTTTATCTCTGGGGCAACTGCAACCTTAGACCTATACTTAACGTAAAGTTCTTCAAACACTTCATCATAATCATCCACAGACTCCATGACATTTTCAGACCATCCATCAAGTTGAATCTCAAATGGGTTGTACTTTTTGTTCAAGAACTCGAGCCCTGTACAGCATGCAATCAGCATTCTACGAGAGAATTTAATAGACTTATCTACATCTATACTATACGTGATTCTCTTGACCTCTGTTCGTAAATCTTCAACATTTGAATACACGTTAAGTCTTTTATTCACGGTAAACCCACGTTTCTCAAGGCGACTAAGCTTGTTTACTAGGTCTGCTTTCTCTTCGTCTATGGACTTGTATCCAGGCGAAGGTCTCTCTTCTTCTTGGATAGCATAATCACCTTGCATATACGGTTGTTCTTCCTCTTGATCATATTCACCGTAATCGACTGGTTCTTCCTGATATTGGGGTGGTGCCGACTGTTTTGTTGGATTTGCAAACGCGTCTATGTCTTCCTGCATCACATTTTCAGTGGGTGGTGCGCGAGCGGTTGGTTTATACACGGTCGGTTTTGGTATAGACGTGCGTGGACGCGGAACATCAATTTGAATTTCGTCCATGAGAGCTTGTTCGTTATCATCAAGCTTCAGTACGTTTCCATGGCTCCTATCGAGTATAATTTCACCATCCATTACTCTGTACTTTGAAAGTAATCCAAATTCTTTAACGCACTTTATATAAAAATATTGACTACATAATAAATGAAGCTTAACGCCACTAACCGAAATACCATAAAGGCGATTGCAGTGGTTTTCCTATTGTTGTGTGCCATCATGATGTTGAGCCCACGCAAAAGCATGTACCAGCCCAGACCAATCAATCTCGAAACATCCGAAGATACGAGTGTCAGTTCCATCTTTGACCTGGAACACAAGATTGAATGTGTTCCAGGATCTACTGAATCCGCCTATTACACAAAGTCTTTGACACCAGGTGGTATTTGCGGTGACCAAAAGTTTGTAAAGGCTAGCGCTGACGCAAAGATTATAGGTGGAATTGGTGGATCTTTAATCTAAGTTATTGTAAATGAGTCTTGTGACTGCAACGCGCACACAATTACCAGATTTCGAGTATGAGTATCATTCCATAACGGTGGATACCATTGGTCAAGATAGTAAAAATACATTCACTGTACACTTGACCCAGCCACTCGAGAACATTGTTCAAGCTCGACTCTCTGCCGCGAGAATTGATGCAGTAGGTTCCAATGTGTGTCACATTTCAATCGATGAACTCAATACGAACTACGCACAGAGAACATCCAATGTGTTTGAAGGTCAAGCAAACATGACGACCCTTAACAACGCATTTGGTACATTAATTCAGGATGGATCCAATCCAATTATTTTTAAGAATGAATATGATGTCACGACGCAATACGTGACCCCAATCAGAAAAGTTGACCGTTTGACGTGTACACTCAGGGATGAAAATGGGGCCACAATCACGGATGGCTCCGATAACTTTTTGATTTTTAAATTTGTCTGCAAAAACAAGAATATGCCCTTTCTAGAGTCTGGGCGTTAGGTACGTACATTTTTTACCTTTTATTATTATAAATGTCGGCGGGTATCGTACAATTGATAGCCATAGGTGCCCAAGATGAACACATCATGGGTGAGCCGGAAATTTCATTTTTCTCATCGACGTTTAAACGGCATTCAAATTTTTCACAGTCCGTCGAGAAGCAGACCATACAGGGGAATGTGAAAAGTAACGCTATGTCATCAGTAAAGTTTGAAAAAACTGGTGATTTATTGGGATACGTGTATCTCACATTGGATAATAACAGTCAAGCACTCGATACCCAACGATGGGACAGAATAGTCGAAAAGGCTGAAATATTGATAGGTGGTCACGTTATAGATTCACAAGACGGCGTTTTTACGGAAAAAATTGCCATTGATACGTTCGCACAAAATGTATCTAAGAGTGCAAACGGTACACACCCGGGTGTAAGCGCGCGTTCTTATTTTTATCCATTTAGATTCTTCTTTTGTGAAGGTCCTCAGTGCGCTTTGCCAATAGTGTCTTTACATTACCACGAGGTTGAAATGCGCATACATTGGGGACCGGATGCTGGAAACTACAATGTAGAAATGTATGCAAACTATTATTATTTGGACAACGAAGAGCGAGGAAACCTTGCATCCAGAAATCATGAAATGTTGATAACACAAGTGCAAAAAAATATTCCATCTGGGGAATTGACCCAAGAACTCACATTTAATCACCCAGTAAAGTATCTCGCATCTTCGGACACAACGACAGAAGGTGCACTAACTTCTACCACAAACAAGGTTAAATTAAACATAAATGGATTGGATGTTGGTAAATACAGGTGGGGTAAACCACATTACATAGATGTGATGAATTATTACCATACGAATTTTGTTACATCACCGGATTTCTTTTTGTATTGTTTTTGCTTATCTACAAGCTCTCTTCAACCCACAGGCACGTTAAATTTCAGTAGACTTGATTCAGCAAAAATCATGAGTGAAAATACACCAATTCGTGACCCAATTTATGCAGTAAATTACAATATATTACGTATACAAAATGGGATGGCTGGACTTGTTTATGCAAATTAAAATGCGAAACTATATTAAATGGTTAAGAACTTACCGACGGTGGAGCGATCCACCAAAATTAGGTTTGGTAAGAACTGTACAGACGACCAGGCAGAAAATACAATTGTATTCAATGCGAGTAATGTTCAAATAGATGCGACTATCCCTGGGGCGGTGTACATGACACCTCTCCGAGAACAACCCGATTTATTTGATACAAACGTCACTATGATGTCATATAACACGAATACTAAAGAATTAATGGATACGGGTGTTACTGCATCCAAAGTACTTAATTTAAAATTGGAAGATGTGACCATAAATGGTAATGTGACATCGAATACAATGATTTTTAGGGGCGAAACTGCATTTATTACCGAATCTACCAAAACTGGTATTTCAAATAGCACACCCACACACACCTTAGATGTGGGTTCAAACTTATATATAGATGACACGGGTAATACAACTTTGAACGTCACTGGTATAACTAAAACGACGGAATTGGAAGTTACGGGAGATGCGCGTGTACACGGAAACTTGGATGTAACGGGTGTCGTGACCTCCATTCGCACAGAAAATGTGGTCATAGATGATGCTATCATCGAAATAGCAAACAATAACACGCTTGGAACGATTGATATGGGTGTTATCATGACTAAACCTGGAACAAATGTGGGTTTGGGTTACCGGGCAAATGAAGATGAGTTTATGGTTGGTTTCACACAAAGTGATGCAGATGGAGTTGATTTAATCCCGGATACATCCAATTTGATACAAATGAAGGTGTACGGTGATCTTGATGTATCCAATACACTCCATGTATCGACTCGCGCTACTGTGGGGTCAAATGTTGTGATAGACGATGTTGCGGATAACGTCATATATGTCACCGGTAACACATATACTTCTCGTGCAGTAAATGTTGGTTCCAACGTCGTGATCGACGACTTGGCCGAAGATATCATTGTTGCCACCGGAAATGTATCGGTGTCTCACGCGTTAGATGTCGGTTCAAATGTTGTTATCAATGACTTGGCCGAGGATGTCATCGTGGCTACTGGGAACGTTGCGATTTCTAGAGGACTTGACATAGGTTCGAATGTTGTGATCGATGACTTGGCCGAAGATGTCATTGTCGCCACAGGTAATGTATCCGTGTCTCACGCTTTAGATGTCGGTTCAAATGTTGTTATCAACGACTTGGCCGAAGATGTCATTGTTGCCACCGGGAATGTATCGGTGTCTCGTGCTTTAGATGTCGGTTCGAATGTTGTTATCAACGACTTGGCCGAGGATGTCATCGTCGCCACTGGGAACGTTGCTATTTCTAGAGGACTTGACATAGGTTCGAATGTTATGATCGATGACTTGGCCGAGGATGTCATTGTCGCCACAGGTAATGTATCAGTGTCTCACGCGTTAGATGTCGGTTCAAATGTTGTTATCAATGACTTGGCCGAAGATGTCATCGTCACCACTGGGAACACGCACACGACCCGAAAATCGACCATTGGTTCAAATGTAACCATAGACACACTCGCAAGTGATAAAATTTCTGTTCAAGGAAACATACACACGTCTCGCAAACTCACGGTGGGTCCAAATGTTGTGATCGATACACTTCTATCGAATGTTGTGTCTGTCACTGGTGGGATGTACGCGTCGGACCACATACACGTGGGTTCTAATGTATTAATAGATGAATTCAGTGAAGACGTGATAGTAGCCACCGGGAACGTTTCGATCTCTAGAGGACTCGACATCGGTTCGAATGTCGTCATTAATGATTTAGCTGACGACGTTATCGTAGCCACTGGGAACGTTTCGATCTCTAGAGGACTCGACGTCGGTTCGAATGTCGTCATTAATGATTTAGCTGACGACGTCATCGTCGCTACCGGGAACGTTTCGATCTCTAGAGGACTTGACATCGGTTCCAATGTCGTCATTAATGATGTAGCTGACGATGCTATAGATGTGACTGGAAATATCCGTGTGTCTCAAACACTCACGAGCGAAGATGTCACGTCTAATACTGTACACGCAAACACATACTACGGAGACGGTGGTATTCTTTCTAATGTCACACTTCAAGTTGTGAGCGACAAGGGTAACACAACCTCAAACACACTCCAATTTACGAATAGTTACACGGCGTTTACGACGGATCTCACGTCAAATGTCGAAGTTAAACTCGACCAATTGTCGAATGTCGCCATTACGAGTCCACAAGCCGATAATGTTCTCATATACGACGGGTCAAATTGGGTCAACGATTACAATTTACACAATTTTATCAAAGTGCACAACACAACAGGGTCTACACTCTATAGAGGTAACACGGTGTACATCGTAGACTCATTTAACAATAACGTTGCAAATGTAGCGTTGGCTAAATCCGATAGTTCATCAACCATGCCAGCAATTGGTCTCATTCACGAAGACATCGCAAATGGCGAAGAGGGTACCGCGGTGGCATATGGTAAAGTGAATGGTATAAATACCACTGGATTCGTAGAAGGGCAAACTGTGTATGTAAGTAACGTGGGTGCCGGTCTCGTTATGAATTCAAAACCTTATGGCCTGACCGACCAAATTCAAAACGTTGGTATTTGTATAAAGGTGCATCAA